CGTTACTTTCTGTAGTAGATACTTGCTCGTAAGTTTTCCACATCACGGAATTAATCTCATCGCTTGAAAGTGCGCGGTTCCATATTGCGACGTTGGCGAGGTTGCCGTTGAACCATTCAGCGTCCGAATAGTTTTGTTTTCCTATTGTTGAATCGCTTGATGTGTTTATTGTTAAACTTACCGAAGTAGATATATTTTCACTTCCGTTAATATATAAGCGCATTGTACTTCCGTCATATGTGCCAGTTACAAAAACCCATTCGTTTGGATGTGTTGTGGTTGCTACCATTGATGTGCCATTACAAGCGTAAATAGGTGCTTCCGAATAACGCATATACAATAAAACACCATCGCTTGAGGCATCGCGATTGTCAAAAATAAATTTGCTGTTTCCCGTATCAGCAGTATAAACCCACGCCGCTATCGTGTGGTTGGTATGGCTAAACGATTCGTTTAGTTGTATAAAATCACTCGTCCCGTTAAATTCAGCCGAAGCATCAACAGGAAAAGTTAATTTAGGAGGTGTTAAAAATCTATTCGCCATAACAAGTCCATCCTTTACATAGGTTAATAGTGTATTGCCCTTTGAAAGGACAGTATTTAGTAGTCCTAACATAGTTCATTACAGTGCTTTATAAGCCAATACCTTGCCCGATACGCAAGATACGCTATCAAATTTACCGTAGATGATTGTTCCCTCGCCAAGTCCTAAACTTGTCAACGCATCACCCACTTGTGTTGTAGTAGTCACTACAGCACCTTCAATCGCTTGGATAGCACGGAAGCTCTCACCCGCAACAGAAGCCTCACCAGCATCTAATAAACGGAACCCGTAATCTCCTGTAGCCGATTGATAGAAGTTTCCTTCTTTAACAATAGTTTCGTAAGCCATAATATATTATATAATTTTAATCGTGTAATTGTAAGAAGAATACCAATCCTTCTCCCTCTATAGAATTTACAACAGAACCGCTATAACCACCTCGTACATATAGGTAGTTCTTCTCTGTAGAAGGAGTCGTTACCGCATCCTTCATATATCCCGTTCCGCCGCTAATTAAGTAACCCATTAATCAAAAATGGTTTGGTCGCTAAACACCGCTTTATCATTGATTGCCAAAGAAGCAATACCACTTTCAGTATTTAGTGTTATGTTGACGTAAGACTTGTCTACAACAGATGTGCCGCTGTTAGCCTCATAGTTCATTGTTAAGCCATCCATCCATCCGCTTATAGTCACAGTGTCGTTGTTGTGTAAAAGAACGCAGCAGATGTCCTCTCTGCGGCTCATAAGGTCTATTTGATTTACCTTATTATCTACAGCAGGAGCTTGGATAGTAATATTGGTAGTAACAATACCTAATCCGTTAGAGGTGTTCTTGTTTTCTGTAAAAGTTGTAGTTCCGTCCTTTGTATTGTGTTCAAAGGTTACGGTATCAACGGTGTCAACTTGAGTTACCTGTGTTTCATCCGTTGGGCTGAAAGTAATCGTCAAGTCTTTTTGTAATAATAGGACAGCTTTCTTGATACCACCCGTAACTCGTTTGTTACAATTGATATCAATATCGCTTAAAAGAATAGAACAGTTGAAAGCCATATATTTTTAAATAAAAAGGGGCGAGGTTTTCGCCTCACCCCCTTGTGTTAATTTACAAGATTTGCTATTAACCAGCTACTTCTAACCACATAGTTTCAGTGATGTCGTAAGCAAGACTGGACTGCTCACCAGTCAAAGTCAATTGGTAACGGTTTTTGTCACCACGAGCAGCACCTGAAGCACCATCAACAGTAGAAACAAATAGTCCGTAGTCAAATCCAACCAAGTGGTGAGTACCAGCAGCAGTTTCAACGAAAGCTACAATCTCAGCGTTAGGGTTAGACAAACTCTCCAAAGCGTTGCGGTGTGCCGCAGACATCTTAGGGACCTCTACAGTGATAGTAGGTACAGCAGAAACAGAACCGTCAGCGATAGTTTTTACATCAGTGAAAGCAGAGAAGCCGTCCTTGATGTTAAACTCTAAAGCAAATGCTGTTCCGTCAGCAACGAGAGTTGCAGCAGTCGGGTTGATAGTAACTACATCAGAAGCATCAACAGAAACAGTTGTTCCTAAAGCAGCTTTATCGCCAATGTAGATTTTAGTCAAACCTCCTAAAGCGAGGTCATCACAGGAGTAGGATACTCCAGCAAGTACAGTATTACAAGCCATTTTTTATAGGGTATTAAAGGAAGGGCGCAAGGCCCTTTCCCTAATTATTATTATGCGAAGTTTTTAGCGTAGACAATCTCTTCACCTTTCAAGTAAGAGAAACCTAACTTGAACTGACCCCAGATTTTATCAGAAGACAATTCAGCTTCGTACTTCATATCAATTGCGCGAACGTCATTGTACTCATCAGTCAACATCACGATGTTCTGTGCAGCAGCAATCATAAATTCGTTAGCAGGCATAGATGGGAAGTGAATAACTTCCATACCGTAGTAGTTCGGTACACCACCTTCTACAACACCTTGTGGAGTAGTAGTGTAAAGACCAGCGATAGCGATTTGGTAGTGTTGCATAGCAGCAGTTCCCAAGAAGATAGCAGGTTTGAAATCACGGTCAGCGTCTCCGTAAACAGCAGCCAACATAACGTCAGACATTGTTTCGTAAGCACCTTCTAATTTGTCAAGGATGTTAGCAGAAGACAAAGTAGCGTTAGTATCGTAGTCCAATACAGAGGCATCAGCAGCCATTTCAGTAGTCAATGCAGTACCTGCAACAGTCAATGCTTTTTCAGCAGACAATTTTGCGAAGTAGTCAAATACCCAGTCTTTAAAGTCAGCATCCATAGTCTCTGGGTTGTTCTGACCTTTCTTCAAAAGAAGACCACGGTAAGAAGACTCAAGAGCGTTTTTACAGTTTAAGAAAGACCACTTGTAAGTAGTTACAGTCATTTCTTTTTCACCGATTGTAGCAGCAGAGTTGCCGTCAAATACACAAAGGTCTGAACCGAAAGATAATGTAGCGTCAAAGATAGGTACGTTTACTTTAGCTTTAACACCATCTACAAGACGGAAACGGTTTAATACCGCTGCCGATTTTACCATAGTATCAATGAAGAGGTCTGGACGTCTGTCACCGTATGGCAAGTTTGATATTACTATACTCATTTTATTTTAATTTAAGAGGATTCGTTTAATTAATTTACAATAATTACTTGCGGTTAAAGAAGTTGTTAATCATATCTACCTTTTCAGAAGTGATACCATTAAAAACTACTGTCTTGTCTTCTACTGTTTCTTCAACTTCTTCAGCCTTTTGTTCAGCAGCAAATTGCTCCTCAACTTCCAACTCGTTAGTTTCTTCTTCAGCAGTAAATTCTTCAGAGACTTCCTCGGCAACTTCTTCAGTAGCTTCGTACTTGTCATCCTTCATTTCTTCTTTCTCTTCCTCCTCTTTGTGTTCGGGAGTATGAGCCATCTCTTCTTCTTCATCTTTGTCTTCAGACATCTCTTCTTGAGAGTCACCCATAGACGCGATGTGCTTTTGAATCATTTCAATGGCTTCCTTCAAATCAGAAACACCAGCAAACTTATCTTCAAAAGATGTCACAGCTTCAAGGAGCGAGTTGTTCTCGTTCTCCAAAGCTTCAATTCTTGCTTCGTACTTGTTAGTCATCGTCTCAAATTGAGCCTCCAACTTACCAAGTTCTTTGCCAAAACTAAATTCGTTCATTTGTTCTTCGTTATTAATTGTTGGTTTAATATCTGCCTTAATCTCAATAGAGAAACCATTTATCTCTCCATTTTCAATTGCAGTAAATAATTCGTCAGACTCAATCTTTGCCTTCACGAATACGGTTCCGTTTGGTAGCTTGTAACCATAGTCCACAGACTTATCGTTATCACTCTCTTTAGTCCAAACTTCAAGCATCACTACATCGTCAGTATCATTCTGATGGTTAATGCCAAATGCGTTAAATAATCCTTCTTTAGAATACTTGTACATAATCTCTTGGATTGTCTCCGCAGTGAATCGTACATAGTAGTACCCCATATCGGGGCTGTGGCGTAGGATTTCTTTATTAGGAATCATAATAGGTCCTACAACCTCTTTCTTCTTTTCATCAGCAAACATCTGTACCTTCTCAACTTCATTGAAGTGGATGAAGTCTTCCTCAATAGCAGGCTTATCTACAAGAGAAATCTTGTACATCCCTTGAGCAATGTCTTCTAATGATATATCAAATAATGGTAGTTTATCCATTTAAAGTCCTATTCTACGAAGAAAGTCTTTTTCATCAAAATCCTTAACTTCTTGTTTTAATATTTCAATCTGCGCTTCTGCAAGTTCTGCACGATTATCTTTATCTTTCACATTAACAAGAATATTAACTATTCCGTCAATCATTTCTTTATCTTCTTGCGAAACATATTTATCCTTGACTTTACGGTCACCCCACGGGACGTCAGCCACATCAACACTTGCCTTAACTGTTCCGTTTCGTATAGACTCAGCTTTTCTAATTGCCCAGTTAACACCGCTTGTTCCTCCCCAACCGAGCCAAGCAACATAGCCTCTATCTTTCCAAGGCGTGTCCTTATACTTAGGGTCAATCGCAGCATTCTTTCTATGGCGATTAAAAGCAGCCATTCTCGCAATAGTTTCATACGATAGTTTTCTTTTTGATGCTAATTGGTTGGCACGAGTCCAGCCCACAGAGGTCATTCCCTTAACTTCCTTTCCATACTTCTTCTTCCACTCAAGAACTTTCTTGGCGTTGTTAGTAGCAGATTGTGGGTAGTCGTTGTATGTAGCCATAAACTTTTTAAAGTGGTGGCGCAGTATAAGCCATCAAATTAATTTACAATTATTGTAATATCCCTTCTATAGTAATGTAAGCGTAATCGTTATAGACATTACCGCTTGCGCTTTTCACAAGTATCCCATTTGAAGTTGCTATTGTTGCTGAAAATGTTTTCAAAAAGAAATCTAATGTAGCTAATTCCGATGTGGGAACAACCATATCAAACTCTATGCGCGGGTTCTCACTTTGAAGTACCTTTTCAGAAGCAGCAAAGATATTGTCGTAGGTGTCTGTTGTTTCACCATCTTCATCTTCAAACATAAGACTCCAACCTGCTGTGTTGTAAGGGAACAATCTTCCGTTAAATGTGTGTTGTGTAGAAACGTCTATGTATATACGCTCTGTTTCTGTAATCATTTGACCACTTTGGTCATTGCCTTTTAGTTTAATAAAAGGTTTCTTTAGATTACTTGCAAATAAAGGTTTGTCCAAGTAAGCAAATCTTAAACCTACATCTTTGTTCTTTGTAAATATATTTGCTGTAAAACCAAGCTCTTTCTCGCTAAAGGCTCCATTTTGAAAGTTTTGATTGCCATCCATATCTGAAGCATCATCACCACAAACAGAACGATAGTATATAGAAGACTTAAGGTCAAACTTAATCTCTACTATACCTTCTGGATTAATCTCTTGAACAGTAGAACCTATAGTTACATCATCGTTATTTAAATCGTCAAAGTATAGACCATAGTCTTTATTGTTTATTTCAAGCAACTTAACCTTATCTCCTCCATTACTAATCTTTATAGACTTTAAATCATCTATTAGACTATTTATGTTTTGACTACCAGACCTAACTACTGAAAGAGGGTCTACACGAAGGACGTGGGTAGATGCACTTGAATCATATTCATAGAATAAACCACAATCAAATCTTTTTAGAAGTGCCGTGAGTATTTCTGATACATTGAGAGGACAAGTTTTGTTTATGGACTCACTAATAATAAACTCATCTGTAAGCTCATATAAAAGAGTATCAGCATTAGAATTGAACTTTATATTAAGCTCACCATAATTATCTATCCTTGTTACAAGTTTCCTTAATTGACCTACACTAAATAAAGCCAAATTATATGCATCTGCTTCAGCGGGATTGTTACCGCTATAACTTGTCGCGTAATTAATTTCAAGACTACCGTCAAGAGGCTCAATAAAATAGTTTACACCATATCTACTTCCACCATTAATAAACATTTCTTGGTCTTGAGGCATATATGCCCTAAAGTCCTCAAATAACAAAGTGTCATTAAAAATATAATTGTGATAAAATATTGCGCCTGTGCCACCCGTTGTACTATCGTCACATTCAAAATAGTCAAAAGGTCCTTGATTATTATTTTTATTTGAATTACCTTGCTGAACAGATATAACATTACTCATATCTAAAATTAGGTCATCACCTTGTGGTGATTCCAGTAAAGCTATTTTCTTTACCATAAATCCATCCTCGTATACACCTATGTATACTTTGAATCTCATATCAGAAGGTGAATTTATCGTAATGCCTTGAACAAGACCGTCCTCTCCAGCTATAGGTATCTCTAATTTTGCACGCTGTATTGTAAGCGATGTAGCTCCAGAGTTTAGTCTAATGTCTGCATTAAAAGATACTTTAGGACAAAAGAAACCGCGTATACCATCAAAGAAATAATCCCCTTGGTCATCTAAATCAGCAGGATAAAAACCCATTCTTTTTTCAGCTCCCCAATCTTGAGTGTCATATAATGGATTGCCTTCACCATCAGTCCCGTAGTTTCCCGCAGTTTCCATATTACCAAACCACTGGGTGTGTATGAGCTTTGTATTGCCATTAAGGTCTTCACAGGAGTTCAAGGACTGATTTGTACCCGACCAAGCAGGTGCTTGTCTAACAAAGAAGTTCCTTCTGTTTATGTCTTCTTTAGCAAGTAGCTGTGATGGGATAACCATATGCAACTTTTCCGCTTCAAAATTAGCGAAGGCTGGGGTACTTGCATAAGCACCTAATTCAAATAGTTTTGAATCAACACGAAGGGGAAAAGCAGTAGAGCTTATATAAGATGCTAAATAAGTCAAAAATCCTTTTACAGAGAACACAGGCATAATACCTGTTCTGTCAATACCTGTTCCGTACTCAAGAAACTGCCTTGCGCCATATCCAAACTTTCCATCTACATCGTTACAGAAGTCAATGTAGGGAAATGATATGGGACGAGTATAGTCTGGATTTGTTCCTCTTATTCCCGCTTCTCCACCGAAAACAACAAGCTTTTTAAAATCTTGAAAAGTATGTCGTGTTGTGTAGTAGTTGTCCGTATACAGCTCTCCGAGTTTAGTATCCTTGATTGCAGCGATGTACTTTGATAGGTAATCTTTTAGCTCTACTTCAATGTATGATTCAGAAGAATTATATTCAAAAGATATTACATTAAGTATACCTGCTATCTCTGTATTAGAGGACCCGTAAACTGTAATCTTAAAATAGAAATCATCTTTAGGGAATTGATTAGTAGCAGATGTTACAGGCTCAAAGTTAAACCTGTTAGACGATTTATTATTTGCTGTTAGAGGTATACGAAGCTTTGTATAAAACGGCAGTTTTATTTTGCTGATATCTACACTATCATAGAAATCTAAATCGTATTCTAATTGCTGTTTTGGAAACAAGTCAACATCATAGTAACTATTTGCTATGTTGGTCCTGCTAATCTCTAACTTAAAATCCATACTATCGTGTTGCGATATTAAATTCTAATGATGACTTGAATTTGTTATTGAATACATCAAACTCATCACCTTCAAAGCCTACTCCGTAAGCTACATTATCACAAGTGTCTACAAACACAACATTACTCGCTAACACAAGTTCTTTAGTTGACTTGTATTGAGTGTCTGTAAAGAACTGTCTTCTCTGTAATCCTATAATAAGCTTATAATCTATTGATGAGCTATAAGACGTGTATGCTTTAGAGTATAATCCCTTCTCTACTTCAGAAGATATTCTATAAGAAGAAACATCGTTATACAATATATCAGCACCCGCGTCCCAGTGATTGGATGCGTTTGAGCTAAATGAAGATGGCACATCTGAATATACTTCGTTATCAAACTGAAAGGTTCTTGTGCCAGCGTTTATACATACAGCGTATACAGCTTTAACATTATTGTACGGTATATACACTGCATCGTTTAGGAGAAAAGTACCTGTTGATATTGTAAACTGATTTGCAGTAGTTTTTGTAGCGGAAAAGTTTGAAGTGTCTTGTCCGCTGTAAAATATATAGTCAGCCATAATTATATTCTGTCGTTTCTATCTCTAATTCTACGTTCTGTACTGTCAGTACGCAAGTCCTTGTCTGCAACATAAGCTCTTACAGGCTTACTTACACCTATAGCTGTTGATGTTGTAGCCTCTGCAATAGCCTTTAGGTAATCTACACTTTCATTAGCTTCTATTCCCACTAAACCACCTGTAGCAAACTTATGCTTACCTTGTAATGGCCTCACCTTATAAGAGTTGTTTATACGCTCAAGTAAATCTCTGTGCATATGAGATGCTCTTTTGTTCACAATAAACTCTCCACCTTCCATTTCATATCCACCTTTACCTTGTACAGAGAATGGCACACCACCTTCCGAGTGAGAAGGTCCATTTACCATACCCCCTTCAGCAAACTTTTTAGGAACAAACTGACGCTGATTAATAGCTGCAACTTGTCCTGCATAAGATATTGCCGAAGCTCCAGATGTTATTAATGCGTTAATAGCACTTGCTGGGAATGGCACTCCTGCAAGAACCTCATTTATGAAAGCTTGTGCAAGAGCAGCAAGATAATCAGCTTTAGCGTTATTTAAGTCTTGCTTTTTTTCTGCGTTAAAACTTTGTCTTTCTACACTGTTCTCTTCAGCTACTTGAGCTTGTCTTAATTCTTTTTGCTTTTGTCTAAATTGAGACTCTGTAATTAATTGATTGTCAAGTTGAGATTTTAATATGTCTCCTTCTGTCTCGTATCTGTTTTTTATTAAGTCAATTTCTGCATCTAATTCATTTTGAAGCTGCTGCAAACGCTCATCTGCTATGTTCTGATATATTTCATTAGTCATATCAGCACCTTCTTGAGCGAGCTGTTCTCCAAGTTGAAGGAGGGAATAAGCTGCTTCATCACCAAGCTTCTGAAAGAATGTCCTTGCCTCCTCTATGGATTCTGGAGGGAATACAGGTGCTAATTGTAATGCTTCATCAGAATCCTCTAATATATCAGCAACATCCTTTGTTAGCTTTTTAGCAAATTCTTTTATATAGCCTTTTGCTTCTCCAGTAGTGGAAAGTGAGGCCATTGCTTTATACAGATTGGTTACAATAGCTTGTATATCAGCATCGTCAAACTGAAAGTTTGCTATTTGCTGTTGTAGTGTTTCCAACTTACCTATTTCAGCAACAGTTTTTTTGTATTCATTAGAACCTTTAGTTAAACTTTCCAAGCTGTTTTTAGCAGCGTCTAACTGTAAGCCAAGGTTTTCATACTCTATACCAGCAAGTCTGTTAGCCTCTAAAGCTTGCTTCTGATTTATTACTTCGTTTCTTTTGGAGTCTAAAAGTTTTTCCCCTGCTTCTGTCAGTTTAAGAACAGCTCTTTCTTGACCCGCTGTCGCTAATACATCATCTTTACGCGCTTGGATTAGTCTTCTTGTTTCTTCTTTTAACCCCTTATATGCTTTCATTGTATCTTCAGATAAAGCGATTACTTGATTCCCGCTTAAAAGCTGGGCTTTTTCTCCCGCTGCGATTTTTCCTCTTGACGCTAAAGTTTCTCTAACTATTCTTTCTAATTCATCTTCCGTTGATGCACCAGATTTAATAATGTTTTCTGCTGCTTGAGCAGCATTATCTGAAAGCAGATTAAAAAAGTCATTGTCCCTTAACTGCTTATATGCTGCTAATTGATTTTCAACAGCTTCTGGTAAAATGTTGTTAAATAATCTATTAAATAAAGTTCCACCAGTAGTAGAAGTGTCTGCAAGTTTAATTAAGAAAGCATCAAAAGCAGAATTTAATAATTTAATCTTGCCTTCTAATGTATCTACTTGTTTTGCTGAAGCCTGCGTTGCGGCTCCTAACTGACCAAATTTACCAGAATATTCTTCAAGCTTGTCAATATTATTAACAAGGACCGTGGCTTGTGCTACTGCTGTCTTTCCGAATATTTCAGTAATGTCATTCAGCGATAGCTGCTCATCTTTTAAATTTTGTAATGTTTCCTTTAAAGTCTCACCAGATTCTCCTACCTCAAGCAAAATCTTACGAAGACCTGTACCTATACGAGAGGCTTGGAAACCACTGTCTGCAAGAACACCCATTGCTGCTGCCGTTTCTTGGAATGTAATACCCAACTGCCCCGCAATAGGAGCAACATAGGCAATTGAAGTCCCAAAAGACTCAAACGATAGTGCAGAGCCATTAATTGCCGAGGTGAGTGTATCCGCTACAGAAGCTGCTTGTGAAGCATCAAGGTTAAACGCGCGAATAGTCACACCAACCTTCTGTGCAATATCAGATAGGCCAACACCTAATGCTTGTGCTGCGTTAGCTATCGCAAGCGTAGACTGTTGTATTTCGTCTACAGAGAAACCAAGTTTACCAAGTTCTGTTTGAAGACCTGCAATTTCTACAGCCGTAAATGTTGTAGCACCTGCTACATCAAGGGTGTTCTTTTTTAAGGATTCAAGTTCACTTACTGTAGCTTTAGTAACAGCACCTACTCTGGCAGTAGCTGACTCTAATTCTGCAAATCTCTTTACAGCACCTACTGTAAAAGTCTGTGCAAGTCTTAAAGCTCCATTAAGGAGTAAGTAACCACTATAGAAAGATATAATGGTTTTAACATTCTTGAGCATCGTTGCTCCAAACCCTTTTGACTTCTTGTTGTTGTCATCAGTGTTTTTACCAAACTTCTTTTGCTCTTTATTAGCCTCCTTTAAGTTGTCTTTGTACTTTTTAGTTTTAGCTGAAGCCTTATCTACTTCTTGCTCAAGTTTCTTTGTACTGCCCGTTATTTTAGAGATAGTCTTATCAAGGTCAATTAAACCTCCCGATACCTCTCTTACAGCTTTCGCTAATTTGCGTAGCGCATCTTGTAGAAACTGTATTCTATTACTTTGTTCTGCCATTTTATAGCTTGCTTAACATTTTATCTAACTTATTGATTACCGTTCCATAAGTGTAATCATCGTAATCGTTTAAATAACGGGTGAAGGCTCTTTGTAAAGCCCCATTAAGTCCATTCTTCCCTTTAAGGAAGCCTAACCAACCCGTTTCTCTAACTCCAACTGAACTAATCTTTTTTGTAACGTGGTATGATATGTTCCAAGCTGCGCTTGTTGTCATCTCGCCTCCACTTATGTTACCCCCTCTATAGAACCACTGACCTGTAGGGTATCTATTCGCCTTGGCTAATACCCATCTGTATATATCGTTCTGATTAACCACATCTGGCTTACCACCTTTATCAAGAGTATCACCATACTCTGCCATATCAATACGAACAGAAACCTGTTCAATACCAATACCTAAACCCAAATAAGCGTCAACTTTAATCTTTGAGGTTATGTTCTTTCCCCAAATCTTTTGACCGTCTGTATTAGGCTTAATACTTTTCTCAAGATTACCAGTAGCCTTATGAATATATGGGTTGCCGTCTATGGCAGTACCCGTAAGATTCATTTTTAATTTCTTTATAACCTTCGCTTTCGCAAGCTCCTGCTGTATATAGAAACGCAAAGACCCTTGCTGCTGTTGTTTAGCGGCGCGGGGGTTCTTCATTCTATTTACATTAACAGCCATTAAATGTCAATGTCTCTCAAGTACGGATTTCTTCCTACAACGAATGTCGCATTACTAACTGAAGCTGTTATGTTGTAGTCTTCTGAAGAAAAGCCTCTCATACTAACCTCTTGGAAGCTTTGCTCCCCATCAAGGTTTTGTATGAAGTAGTCTTGTAACTGACCCATAACGAATAAATTCTCTTGATTAGAGTTTATAAGTGCCAAGGGTTGGTCTACAGCTACCTTGTCTACAATGACTATATTGAAGTTGACATCATATATAGGGCTGCCACCATCTCTTGAGATGTTAGCATCCTCTAATGCGATGAACAATCCTCTATGATTGATTTGTATGTTCTCTAAATCGTCTAATGAGTTGAGCAGCTTAAATTCGCTAACCATAGAATGATTAGTTCCAAATTGCTCAAACAACTCGTATATAGTGGTTAAATCGTTCACAGCGGTCTTTTCTTAATTTACAATTTACGGAGTGCCTCTGATTGTCTTCTATTCGCATCATCTATCTTATTCTTCTGCGCGAGGTATGACATTTCGGGTAGCACGCTTCCCATAGGGAGCATATATATCTCTGCATACCTTCGTATGTCTTCTTGTGCTAACATTCGCACTATAGAGTACCAATACCACTGACTTTGAAAAAGCATCTCCGAAGTCTTCTCTCCTCGCTCTTCTTCCTCCTGCTCTTCGTCATCTTCTTTTAAATCGTAGAAGACCCCTGCAAAGTCCTTGAACAATACCTTGTTTCTGTTCTCCAAGAATAGATTCATAGCACCATACAGGTCTAAAGTTTCTGTGTTTAGTATTTTATACTCATTATTTTTCTCTTCCTCTGGATTTTCGTTATCAAAAGCGGTGTGGTGTTTAGGACGTAGTATTAGTTTGAATATCTCTAAATCTATTTGGTACTCTTGCAAACTTGTTTTACCTGTGATTATCTGCTCAATCATTATAAACTGTCCTAATACAAGGTCGTTTATGGAAGTGCATATGCTAAACCTGTCCTTCATTTCTTGCGAAATAGTATTTTTAGGCTTCAAAGGATAATCCTCTTTTATAGAGCGGGATACTTTAAGCTTTTCTACGCCTCTAAAATTATCCAAGAATGCTATGATGTCATCGGACTTCTTTAGATGCTTTATAAGCCCTATATGGTTCTTAAAATCCATTACAAAAACATTGTTATACCTCCGTCCTGCTCCTCTGTAGTGCAGTAAGCGGCAATAGCTAAACTCATTACACAGTCATCGTGCTTACCATCGGTATTAGAAAACTGCAAGTTTCCTGTTATTGGGTTTCTTTTACTCTTGTAATCGTACAATTCTTTTACCAATACATCGTATTCTGGTATTTTAATCTTACCATCCTCAAACAGCTTAATTAAATTCCTTATAATCTCTGGCTTACTCTTACTTGTGGTCTGAAAGGGTATAAGTTTATACATCCTATCGTCATCCGTAATCTCATCAAAGAGTAAATCGTTGTTATTGACTTCAAAGTATGCCGCTGCGAGGCTATCAAAGTGTTTAAGGTAAAAGTCCTTTATACGTTGTTTAAAATCCGTAGAGTCCATTCCCTGTTCCTTGAAGTTGAACCTATCAACATCTATCACCTCGTAGTCTTGAGTCATCGCAGTAAGCACAGTATAATCCTGCGCCACACCAATATCCATACCGATGTAAAGCCTATCGTACTTCTCTGTTACCTCTTTAACAATAGCTTCCTCAATATTGGAGAATAACGCATCAGCACTCACGGGTCTACACAAAAACTCTTGGTCAAACTGTGCTTTAGTCATAGACTTCCTAATCCCTAACACTGTTTCCTCCACCTTTTGGTCATTTAAGTCAAGGTATGTTCTTTTGATGCTCTTTATCTGTCCCCAATCCTCTTCCTGTAAGCCCCTTTGATACCAGTCCCAATACCAGTTCTTACCGTTAAAAGTAGAAGACATTACTACCCTGCCATTAGTCCTTGTAACCATAGGAAGCAACACCTCATTGATAAATGCCTCCTTAATAAAAGCACCCTCATCAATATAAATGAAATCCAATGTAGCACCACGAAGGTTATCCCCCGCTTCAGAGGAACGGAACTTGATAAAACTACCGTTGTAGAAGTATATCTCATTGTGCTTCCTATCAAACCTTGTTATAATCTGACTGAACAATTCTTGGTGGTTACTAAACATACTCTCTATGTCCTTCATCACCTTATTGGCTTGGTCTTGTATAGGCGATACCCAGAACATCCTATGCTTATTGTTATTCAATGCCCGCATTACAGCATCGTTCATCATCGCATAGGTCTTACCTGTCTGCCTACCCATAGCCGCTAATGTAATAAAAGGCTTATCCTCATAGATGATATTTAAGAAGTCCTTTTGAGGTTGTGTAGGGTTGTATAGCTTAATCTCCATTAAATATCAATATAGTCCATATCATCGTCTTCATTACTCGCTGTAAGGTCAATAGTAGCCTTGACATCTATCTTGGTCTGATGCACCTTCGTAGGTGCTTTATACCCTTGCATATCGTTGAGAATCTTTATAGCTTCCATAGCAGCTTTATCATCTCCCGCACGCAGTGCTTT